CTTTAGGGTCAGTAATTCCTTTTTTGTAGGAATCAATAAATGCTTTTTCAAATCCAGTTCTATCAAACTGCTTACGAATTTTAATTATCTCAGCAAGAACCATAGGTTCACGAGATAGACGTGCGTTAGCGTTGCCTAACCAGTCCCAACCCCACTCCATAATGGATGAAGCGTAGTTGTCTGAATCAGATACTGGCACAAGAGATGGTCCTACAAGGTAGGATGGCATATCAGCGTCAGTTAATGGCAAGTCATCAAGTGAAAGTTTTCCAGTGATAACCATTTCCCCAGTATTTGGGTCTATTGCACGAACCTTGTTGAGAAGTTCTTCGTTAAGTGAGCCATCTCTCTTGACAAATAGTTGCTTTGCTGCATCGTAAATTCTTTGAGCGTGCTCTTGTTTGGTAATTCCGTTTTGTTCCATACGGAAAGCATCAACAAGTTTCTTGTTCTGTGGGTCATTGAGCCAGTTAAATATCTTTGATACGGCTGCTTTTTCCCCAACAGAATCTTTTGCTAGGTTTGCAACGGCTATTGCTCCAAGTTTATCGTTGGAGTAGTATCCAATACGCATTAACCAAGCAACCATAGTTGACTCGTCTGCGGAAGTAGGAATCATTTCCTTGTAGCGTTTTCCGCTACGAGCACGTCTAAACCCAGACGGCATTGTCCATTTAAGTTCTGCAGTACGAACTTTGTTCTGGCGAGTAAAGTTTACTGTTCTATTGAAAGCGTCAATGCCAGTAAAGGCCTGACGACCACCTTCAACAACATCAGCAAGTGCGTTATCTAAGTCACCGTGCTCAATCTGCTTAGCAAGGTACTCTTTATCTTTTGCTGATAAATCTTTGAAACCAGTCTTCTTGTAGAATCGGTTTATCTTACCTTCGTTAAGAGCGCGTGCGGTAATTTCACGAACTTTCTTTACGCTGTTTCCAGCAGCCTCAATCTCTGCTGCGTAAGCCTGGGCTTCTTTTTTATTGATAAAGCGCATCATAGAACCAAGTTGGTTATTTGCTGCCTTATCCCATCCGCTTAATCCAGCCTCTAGCGAACGCGCTGTGCGTAGGCGCGTAGATAGCATACGTCCCTTGATTAAACCAAAAGGAGATTCTCCGATGGCAAGATGTACGAGCAAGTCTTCTGATGCGTTACGAAGAGCATAACGTGGACCAGCAAGGGTCAAGAATGACCAGGCAGATGTCATCTTATTTACCCAGTCTGAATGGCCAACGCCAATCATTCTTTGAATAAGACCGCTTCGTGCTGCTGCTCTATCTAAATCTGTAAGGCTAAGTGTTGTAACTAAATTTGAATTATCTGAAAGGATAAGAGCAACTGATTCACCGTTAGGAAGCACTGAAGGGTTATATCCGTCAGCATTTCTTGCTGCGTGAATTGGCTTCATCTTGCCTGTGATTTGGTCAAATATAACTTTGCCTTCTTTAGTTACATTAAGACCGCGGATTTCTCCAATGGTTGCTTGAAGTCCATAGAAAATTTCTTTGCGCTTACCTATTTCTTCGGTAGCAGAAAATGCCTCAGATATAAGTTTAGATTCACGCTGCGGAAGAACCAACCGTGCTAGTTGATAAATCTTAGTTGAAGCATCTTTTGCCAAAACATCAAGTTGGTCGTTTTCAAAGAATGGAATTGCGCTAAACTTCGCCTTGAACTTATCAATTCTATTTTGAATCATTGCTGTTGAGAACTTGGAAACATTCTTGCTTGATGTTCCAGTTACTTCTTCAACAATAACTTTGCGTCCATTTTGAAGTACTTCTTTTATGCCATCGGTTGTAGCAGCGCCACCAAAGAATAGGTCATCGACGAATTTAGAACCCATACGGTCAAGGTTGAATATCTTGTTAGCGGTAGTTGCTACCTTAACTCGTGTTGCTCTTAGCGGGTCAAGCCGTGGAACAAGCACACGCTTTCTGCCGATAGCGCCAGCCATCATTTCATCAACTTGCTTGGCGTTACTAAAGAATCCCTTTGCTGTCAAAGCGTTGCTGATAGGAACATCTGCTTTGATAAAAGAGTTTATGACTGCTGGACCAAATTCTGGAGCAAGTATCTTAAGTTGGTTTGCTGCTTCCATTCCAGCCTGAGAGTTGCCTTCCAGCCTTGCTTTACGAAGTTTATCTAATTGCTGTCCATATTGATTCCAAAAGTTTACAACTTGTGGACGAGCAAATACTTCATCTACTTTATTTCCACCAACGACAACATCTACTGCATACTTGGAAACGTCTACAGCGCGTTTTACTTTACCAGCGATAAGTGTTGGGTCTGCTAGTACTCGCCAGGCAGCATCGATTGTTCCAGATATAGCCTTGTAAAATAAACCAGAGCCTTCTAGGTCTCTTGGTGTAATAAGGTTTGCTATCTGACGGCCAGGTGAATACTTGGCAGCGTTAACAGCATCTAGTGCATCTTGGAAGATTCCACCATTAAGGTTTTTATCTTCGTAATTCTTTTGAGCAACGCGAGCAACTTGCTTTTCTGCTTCGGTTCCTGTTGCTAGAATGTTGCTTAATTTTTCTCCAGATGCAACCCTGATTGCAACGTTAGTGACATCATCACCATAACGCGCTCTAGCCTTTTCAATACGACCAGGATTAAATACTTTATCTCCGTTGTCGTTTGCTTCTTTCCAGGCCCAGCCAAGTGTGCCTTTTTCTGCAATAGGAATAACTGCGGCACGATATGCACGGGTAGTTAAGTCTGAAAGTTCATTAAGTCCAGTAACTAAAGCCCCACCAGTGTAATGCCACGCAGTACCAAGCCAGCCACGCTTTGGTTCTGGAGAAGTTCCTGCAGCCTGAATGAGAGCGTTTTGTTGTTGTGGAGTTTTACTTTGAAACGCTTGTTGAGCAACGCTTTGTGGTAGGTTTGAAAGTTCACGGTGAACGCTTAGCGTTTTATTAAAACCTTCTATTTGCTTGCGTTCTTCTTCCGTTAAACCAGCGGCTGCTGCTGCGGCTTGAAGGTTGTCCATCAATTACCTCGCGCTAGTGCCTGTTGGTACAAAATAGCAATATCACCGTTTGTGTCATATGGAAGCATCTTTGCAAGTGCATCGGAAAGTTTCATTGCTGGACGTGCCATTCCTAAAACCTCTGGTCCAGGTCCAGGTCCTACTGAAATGCCAGAAGTAACTGCTTCATCTTGTCTTTGTGTATTTGCAAATAATTCTGTAAGTGGTGCTTGAGATGCAGCCTGACGTACCTGCGTATTTGTTGCACCGCGTACATCTGGTGTCTTTGCAAGTGGAGCACCTGATTTAATTGCTTGTGTTTCTACACCTTCACCGTATGCGGTGGAACCTAATTGAAGACCATCTGTGCGTGCTGAGAACTTGCCAGGGCCTGATGCGCCTGCTAATGGACCTCTAGCCATTATTGTCCTCCATCTTTTCTAAATCTGTCACGAACTGTTCCCACGTCCTGTTTACTTTAACTTTTCTATTGGCGTTATATATGGACAGTTCTAATAATGAACTTGCTAATGTTTCAATCGTTTGTGTTAAATTGTAAAAAAATTCTGCGGCGACTACAAAGAAGTCTGCAAGGTTGACCGAGCGTGGAACGTTATCATCGTCGTGCATCACGCTCAGTCTCCCTTGAAAGAATTTACTTTTTTACTGCTTTGCCCTTGCGGCCTGCTGGAGTATAGTTAGCCATCACTTTTCCACCTGCTGGCTTGGAAGTGTCCTTCTTTCCTTCAACTGGCTTTGACATCATTGCGCCTGCTACTGAACCTTTTTTCATTTAACACCTCCCTATTTAACCTGCGATTTGTGCAAGTAAACTTGCTATATCTGGACGACCCTGTGGAGTACCTTGTGGAGCGCCAGCAGCAGGGGCCGCACCCATTTGTTCTGGAGTTGGCTGCGAGGCAGGAACGGGGGCCACGCCTGCTGCTGGAACTTGAGCACCTAATTGTGCTTGTTGTTGTGGTTCAGGCGCGAACACCTTTTCCACCACAGTTTCTAGTTGTAATCCTTTTTGTCGTCCCTGAATAACTTCAGCAATCCGAGCAACAATTTGTGAAGGGTCTTGACCTTGTGCAGCAAGGGTTGGAATTGCCGAGGCATACTGAGCCATAGCAACACGCAAAGAATCACGCATCTCTTCAATGTCAACACGTTGTTCTTCTTGAGTAACATTTAACTCCATTGGAATTTCACGGCGAACATAATCGCGGGAAACAAGTTTATCTGAACGCATTTGTAGCAAAGCAATAATTGCACGGTTAGGGTCCATACCAGACATAATTCCGTACTTAACATCTACACCATACTCGCCCTTGATATCACGAGATGGGATGTACTTCATTGTGTATGGAGTTCCATCTTCATTACCTTTAATTGTCTTGGTAATGGAACCGAATAGTTTTTCATCTACTTCAAAGCAGAGGCCGACCATATCAACAAACAGACGAGCAAATTGTGCTTGTGCTGCTTTGACCTGTGTATCAAATCCTGCCTGAAGTGCTTGAACGCCACGTCCTGTAACAATCGACGAGTCAATATTTCCTGAGCGTACCTCTGGGTAGCGAGCGCCTAGGCGTAGTTCTCGCTCTAGTACCTGCGACTCGGAGAAGACACCCGCAGGTAGTTCTAGCGGAACACGGCGAATAGCCTGTGGATTTGATGAACGCATAATTGAATCTGGACCGAAGGCAAGTTCTTGTACATCTTGTGGAATAGCAATAGGTGCCTGGATAGATTTTTCTGCTGCTTGAATCTGAAGAACTGCAAAGCGTGCACGGGCAAGTTGAACAGCGAGAATATCATCAAACTGACCGCGGGCTTCGCCATCCAAAGATGCACGCATTGCAACTGCTCCTAAGCACTTTCCGATTGGATTAGGAACGTTAGCAAGAACTAAGTTACCACGGTCTGGAAGGAAGACCATATCTTGGTCAGCATCGTGGTAGCGCACCATTGTAATTAACGGTGAGCCTTGTACGTTTAGCGAGTTTCCGAAGATTTGTTTCGAGAACTCTGGGTACTGAGTGGCAAGAGTTTCAGCATCAGATTGAGTGACGATTGTGAGCGAGAGCGTGCGACCAAAGCGGTCAATCTCAGGATATACGCCCCAAGGATTAAGAAGACGAATGCGAGGATTATTAGTATCATAGTCCATCTCAATCATTGCTGGCAGCATTCCGTAGGTGTTAAACCAGTCTGCGCCAGAATACATTTGTACTTGTAGGTCTGAAGAAGAGACGTAATAGTTAGCAATACGCGTTCTGATATCTGCTGCCTTGCGTGCTGAGTCAGAGACCATATTTGTCGCAGAGCAGTTGAAGGATGGAAGGGGAGCCATCACTTCTGCTAAGTCGCGTGCTGCTACATCAACAAAGTTTGCAACAAGAGGCTTTGGATAATCTTCAGAGAACATCGCTGGGTAGACCTTGGAGATATCTCCTTGGCGTACCGAAAGCACATCGCGCATACGTTGGTCGCGCTTTGCGAACTTAGTCTGAAGGCGTGATACCTTCGAGATTACCTCTTGCGTGTTAAGCACTATCTACCTCTATCGGTTGAAATCACTATAGGGGAAAGCGTTACCGTTTGTATGAACGCTCTTGTTCCCGTTGTGATTTGGGCGTTTAGCCTTTTTAATTTTCTTCTTGCGCTTGGCTGCATCCTTTGAGACGAATACGTCTTTGCGTGGCACTACTTCTTCTTCTTTCGTGAAGCCTCTAGTTCTTTATCTGTTGGCCACATACCAGTCTTCTTGGAAATCGCTGAACGTTCTTTCATTAACTTGTCCATAGCAGCGGCTTGCTTTGAAGCAGTCGTTGTCTTTTTTACTACGGTCTTTTTGACGGCCATTGATTCCCCTTAGATAAATTGTTTCTCTTGCTCCATCAACAGTTGGTCGATGTTTACTACCCGACGCTTGTTTAGTTCGGCGCGGGAAAGGAAAGGATTTCTCATATGGTGCTTCTGGTGCATTCCTGTGTTGAGCATCTCTCGTGCTCTTATTTCACAGAACCACAGAGCCATTACCATATCTGTCTTACCTTTGGTCGTCGGAGACCAAGTGATAAGTTGTTCTATTAAAGCCTTGATGTTTTCAGTTTGGTCTGACGGTAGGTGCATCAGATTATCTCGATGATGCTTTCCATCTTGCTGCTTAGTTCCAAACAAGGTAGACATCGAAGCAACACCAAAGCCTGAATCCCATTTATTAGAACCAGTGTGGTGTTCTCTTAATACAACACCTTTGCTTGCTAGTTGTTGTCTGATTCCTTCATCTTGTGTAAGGAATGACTGGAAGGCATTTTTTTCCACAATCCATTCTGCGGGTGTGTAAAGATTGGTCCAGTCGAATATGAGTTGGCGAATTGCTGCTGGTGTTGGCCTGGTAATCTTGATAGCATCCACGATGTACCGCTTGTGAGAAATCCTATCAATAGCGTAGCAGACGGCTGCTGTGTCACCAACCATAGCAGGGTCCAAGCCGCAGATAAAACTAAAACCGTTAAGGTCGCGAGGGTGGCCAGGGTTACCAGGAACCAGACGACCTGATTTACGCATTCCATCTATCGAGCCCTTAACACAGACAGGGTCAAAAATAGCATCATCAGAAATATCTTGTTGCTGATAGATAAGTGCCCAAGTAGAGGCATCCATAGATTGACGTTCATTATATAAATGTTTTCCGTTCCAGCGGGGATAGAGTCCTTCTTCATTCTTATCAGAATCCAACTGCCCGTCAAAGGGTTGGTCTGAGTAAGGCCAGAGTGTTACCCACTTATCAGGGTCTTCATCTGTTTCAAGAAGTGCTGGCATTGCCAGATATGTCCACGGGACTAAGCCACCTGGGTATCTATCTGGGTTGCGTAATTCTTTATATAGGTCTACCGCGGCAACGCGGGTACCAATAACAATCAACTTACCCGTCGGGTTAAGACGGGAGCGAACGTCCTGCTGAAGCCACTTAATCTGCTTTTCAAAGTCATTAGCATTTGAAAGTGTCACTGCGTCATCTATGATAATCATATCTGCACGCTTACCGTAAATCTGACCGCCGATACCTACGGCTTCGATATTGGGGTCCTTCTCAGTAGACTCACGCAGTTCATCACCGAAGGTGATACGCGTAGCCTGCCAAGAGGCGGTCTTAGAATTGAACCCAACCCCAGCGGCATAAGCCTGTTGGAGTTCTTCGTACATTGGATGCGTAAGGCGTTGCTTAATAGCATAAAGGAAGTCAGCAGCCAGACGCTGGGTTTGGGAAACTATCAGGACTCTAAAGTTTGGGTCCTGTACCACCTTCCACGTTACATAGTCAACGGTGATAGTAATTGACTTGGCGTGGTTTGGGGGAATGTTAATAAGGATGCGGTTATCTGCCGTACCCTTTTCATACTTCATCGACGGGTGGAACCAGGAAGGTTCCTTGCCATTGATGACATCTACTAAGTTCTGCTGGTGACCAAAGGTCTTCTGCTTAAGAAATCTTTCCCGCCAGGAAGGAAAGTCTAAATCCATTACTTCAGAGTCTGCAAACTTTTTGTTGACTGCACCGAGGCGAGTTCTGTCGGCGAGGTTCTTAAAGTTTAAGTCTGAGCGTCGGTAGTACTCATATGTCTTGATTGATTTACCCGCGGCTTGACAGGCAGCCTCCACGGTAAGTCCTTCGGCGAGGCATTGAAGGATTACCTTCTTTGCCAGGTCGGCGGGGTTTTCAGACATTGAACTCCATCAATTCCCGCGGCGCGGGATAATTTTATTTCGGCGGGTAGGAATATATCGTCAGTCTGATGATAGAACTATCCCTACTAAAAGTGGTGCTATGCACCACCCAAAACTCCCCTGCAAGCCACAGCGCAGCAGGGGGTAAGTTGGTGCTCGGCCTAGGGGGCCTCGCGGAGCGCCAGCGGAGCGATGCTCGAACGCATCGCGTAAGCAGTGAAGCGATACGGGTCGTAAAACGTAAGCGCGGGAGTTTTACTCCCCTACTATATATAAGGCGGGAAAAATAGGTGATTTCCCACTAATGTGACCAACATCACTAAAATAGTTTATTAAATACGGACAAAGTAGGACACTACACGGTTAACTTTAGTCGAGATATTTAGAAGGGGAGTTCCGCCCCACGCACCCCAAAACTTAAAACCGTGGGGTTTGTTTTACGCCGTGGAAGATAGCCCCTGCCCCTGCCTTTGCCCTAACGGCGTGGGGGATAGTGGGGAATTGTGGAAAGTAGTAGAGGGCAGACTCCCACCTCGGCACTCATTCCTTAATCGCTAAAGTTAATATCTCCAATCTGGCGCACAGTAATTGAATCTAATCTGCCCCAACTGTTGCCCGACCAACTCTCCTAGATTGTAAACAATTTACAATTAACAGAAGACTAATCGAACAGATGTTCTGTGACCAACGCAACACGCTCAATGCCATTCAATACGGTATGAGCCCGCATTATCTGTTACCCTGAGCGTGTGGAAATTCCACAAGGAAGGGAAATTATGCTTAAGAATTGCGATGAATGCGGAAAGTCTTTTGACATATTCAACGAAGGTAAGGGTCACGAATTGTTCGTGGTCTGCGGTAACTGTTGGGCAACTGAACTATCAAATCGAAAGGGCAACTAATGAACACCACTCAAATCGAATGCCAAAAGTGTTTCAAAGTTTCACGCGTTAACATCTCTCGTGTTCAAGCAGAATTTATTTATGAATGCGACGCCTGCTACACAAGCACATTCCAAAATTTCCTAAATATCCTCAAGAAATCTAACTAGACCGAAACCGCCTTCGGGCGGTCTAGCCGTAATTCGGCTACTGACGAGGTCAGCAACTGAAAGGGTAAAGAAAATGGAATGTGCTAACTGTAACCAACTAGGCAAAATCAAAATCGAAGGCGGAACAATACTCTGTGGAGATTGCTTCAGTTTATATATCGAACTTAATAAAGAAAATCTGGTGAAATAATGAAAATGAAAGTGACATTCGAAGTAGAAACAGCACAAGACTTTGACTATGCGACAGGCGATATTTACACATTCGAGCACTATCTAAACGACCTACTCAAAACCTCAATTCTGCCCGCTCTAAGTGTCGAACTGTTGCCCCTCACTCTCAATGTAACCAAGAAAAGAGGCAACTAATGAACACCGAAGAATTTATGAAAACAGTTAAAACAGTCAGCGAATATCTCAAAGAGGAACGAAAGGGCTTTATTGCCTGCTCATCTTGTGGCTCGAAGATTGCCACCTCTTCCAAGCCTTACGGCGGAATGCTCCGCCTTGTCTGTCTAAATCAAGAGTGCGAAAATTCTGAGGGAAAGGCTTTCAACTAGGCGAAACCGCCCGCAAGGGCGGTCTGCGGGGAATGGTCTACCCGTACCGATGAGCCAGACCAGAAACGAAAGGGGCAAGAAATGATTTACAAGGTGGAAATTAGAGGGAGAGGCGTAATGCCTTATGAGTTCGCAACAAAGCAAGAGGCGGAAGACTACGCGGTCACAATGACCGTCTGGTCTGGTGGCGCGTACCGTATCCACAGAATGAAACGGGCGGTGGCGTAATGAAACTACATCCTGTAGAACTTAATAAGTATCTAAATGCCTATGTAGGAAATTCGCTCACAAGCGAGGAATTTCAAGATTTTGAGCGATTTATTCTCAACAGATGGAAAGATGAAGAGGATTTCTCTAGCCTAGACTTTTCTCACGAATCTAGGCTTTGGAATCAGGAAAGAATTACGGTTTAGGTGCTTGCTATCGCCTATGGGGGAGAGTACCGTAGGCGGTGGCAGATATCTAAACGGGTATCTGATAACGAAAGGGAAAGAAAATGACACAAGATAAGAAATGCTCGGAGCGTATTTATGAAGAAATGCTCTCACGAGAGGAAGACATTAAAGCAATGCTAGAAAGCGATGAGTGGGGCGAGAATGACCCTGCTCTATCCATTGACACTAAAAAGATAACCACAGTTTGCTTCTCGTGGGGCGGTCCTGCCGATTACCTAGAGATTACTCACGATGAATCAGGCATAGATAGCGTGGTCTATCGCTTCTCCGATTGGTTCGATACCGCAACGCGTACCGTGGAACAAGATAGCCCGCTCTACGATTACGCCCGTAATGTATTGGAGATGATTTATGCCTAAGCAACGACTAACAAAGCGCGGGAAAATCGTGCTCGGTATCGCGCTAGTAATTCTTATCTGGTTCGTTGCCACCCGCCTATGGTGGACAGGCACGGGCTTTTGTGTAGGCGATGTCGTTTCCTGTGTAATAGAAGGGGGCAAGTGATGGGGCTAGAAATACAAGAAAAGCACTACCTGACGCAGGTTGAAGGAGAAGAGCCGACAGTTCGTATTTTCGGACTTATACCCGATGGATACGACGGCGAATTATCTGAATTAACAAGCGATGATGATGTGTATTATTGGTTAGATAGGCAAGAGTGGGAAAACCTAAAAACAGGTCAAGTGTACGGCGACGCAGTTATCTTAGAAGGAGATGAGGAAGTCTGCCTAATGTGTAACGAAATAAAAGACAATAACGGGCTAATCGTATGCTCAGAATGTAACAAGCCTGAGCGCACTATCAACGACATAAAGAGAGAGTTAGAGGAAGGTAACGCAATATGAACTACATAAAGGCAGAAAACGGAAGACTAGTCTGCTGTGGGTGCGGGCGTGATGTAATGGAATATCATAAGCGCAACTGTGCCTACATCGACTGATGTTTAGACACGATTACTTTGCCCAGGAGTGGGAGATTGAGTGCGGGGCGTGCGGTGCGATACTGTATGCCCCCACTCGTGGTGAATTACAGATTAGTTTTACGCTACACACACGCGGGGTAAATTGCCTCGGTGGTTGGTAATGGAAGAGGAAGATAATGAATACAGAAACGAAACAGTGTGACTGTGTGGAAGTGTGCGGTTGGACTAAACCACACACACTGACAAAGCAAGGCAAGTGGTATGTGTGTGGTAACTGTGGCACAGAAACCCAGACACCTAATGAAACTGAAACCTTTATCTCGTTCGAGTGCGAGGCACACGGCTCGCAGAATTGGATAAGATAATGAGCGACTTAGTAAAGCAATTAACGCTTGGGATGATAGTACCGATGGAAGAGGGAGAGGATAAAAACCCACCCCTGGAGTATTGGCACGCAAAGTATA